ATGGCGAAACGGGAAAACTATAACGATTTGTACCTGTTCATGCAGGTAGTACGGGAAGGGAGCTTTACAGCCGCAGCACATCGCCTTGGCCTGGCACAATCAGGAATAAGTCGTTCAGTACGGGAACTTGAAGAACGGCTGGGCGTTCAGCTCCTGGTACGCACCACGCGCAGATTATCTCTCACCCATGCCGGTGAAAAGCTCTACCGGACCATTGAAGCAGGATTCGACGCTTTAGATATGGGGCTGGACACGCTGGCTCATTATCGCCAGTCCCCATCGGGGACGGTACGCATCAATGCCAGTCAGCATGCTATTGATAAATTGCTTCTGCCAAAGCTTGCGGTGTTTAACAAGAGCTACCCGGATATCCGACTTGAACTCATTAGCGAAAGCCGATTTGTCGATATTATTGCCGAGAGGTTTGATGCGGGTGTTCGCCCGGGGCCTGAAGTAGGTAGTGGCATGGTTGCTGTGCGTATTTCCCCTGACATGGAGATGGCTGTTGTCGGCACGCCTGATCATTTTCGTCGCTATGGCTTTCCGCAAGTCCCCGCAGATTTAGCGGTTCATCCCTGCATCGCTTATCAGTTTGGCGACGGGAAACTGTATTCGTGGGAACTTCATCATAACGGTAAAAAAATCACCCATCGGCCGCAGGGGCAGTGGATTTTCACTGACAGCTATATGGAGGCCAAAGCAGCCAGGCTGGGCCTGGGACTGGCTTATGTTCCCGAAGAGTTGGTATCTGATGATTTAGAACAGGGTTCGCTCATCAGAGTTTTACAACGTTACAGCCAACGCCTGGAAGGCTCATTTCTATATTATCCGCACCGCAATGTGTCGCCTGCTCTGCGAGCAGTTATCGATACGTTGAGAATTTAGGACTGAGGACGAGCTTATACACATGTAAGGGTAAAAGGTCCTCTTTTGGCACAAAGCTGATATGCAGTTTGAAAGGCAGATATACGAATTCAACTATGGGCCAATAAAATATCAGATCAAGACCTTTATCCAATCTTTGCCACGATCATCATGATATTTATCGGTTTGTTGCTGGTTTTTATGACCCTACAGGTTTTTGGTATTAATTCCCTGTTCCCGGTATAAACGCTCCGATAATGACCGCATTTCATGAAATGTTGCCGGTGTTCCTTCTTCCCAATCGATGTCGGTTTTATCCCTGGCTTTTTTAAAGTTGGTGGTCAGAGTATTTGCGGTTACCTGTCCGCCGGGCTGTGACTGTGGTGTGTTTCGTGTGTAGTGGATTAAATATTTGCTGACATACGGATCACGGCATCCGGCAATCACATCCCGCAGGCTGATATTGAGTGCATTACACCGTAGGGAGAGAGAGTGATCTCCTCCCAAAATCAGGAAGAGTATATGGAGTTTCCGGCGCGGCTTAATATAGTCAGAACTGTTTTTTGATACACGATATCCTTCAGCTACGTATCTTCCGCAGCTCATTTTTGTCAGTCAGTAAAATTCTGTACATTAATACAGTATTTTGCGGGGGACAGAGAATGAGAGATATTCAGCTGGCATTAGAACGGTGGGGAAACTGGGCGGCGACAGGAGAAAACAATCTTGGCTATCCGCATATTGCGGCGGGATTTAAGGGACTTATCAGCAGCGGTAATTCAGGTCACCTGTTATGTACCGATACAGATGGCCTTCTGATTGACAATGCTATTGCAAAATTAAAAACAGTCCGTAAAGATGAGGAGTATGACCTGGTTATTGCGCATTATATGTACCGCATATCCAAACGGGCAATAGCCCGCAAACAGAAAATCAGTGAAGGCCGGATTCGTCAGATGATGCAGGTCGCGGAGGGATTTGTGGATGGCTATCTTTACGCTGCCGGGGCCGCTTTGGATATGGATGATGAAATAGCCGATAACCGGCTGACTTCGTGTAATTAAAATAAACTGAATCTAATCATTTCCAGGCCCCGCAAATGCGGGGCTTTTTGTATTTTATAACGCACGACAGGAACTTCCGGAGGCAATAAGAAAAAAATAGTGCGCTACGCAAAAATAGTGCTAATGTGATAAAAATGGTTAATAAAATGGATAAGCAGTAATATCAGAGATGAATTTCTCCGGTATTTTTTTTATCTTTTTCAGAGATCGTTTTTATACGTGAAAGTGTGTTCCGGAAGTAAAAAAAAGAATTAGCGCGCTACGCAATAACAGTGCTAATTTGATAAAACTGGTTAACACATTGATTAGCCATTATATCAGAGCCCCGCATTATGCGGGGTTTTCTGTTTCTGTCATACCCGTTAAATGTCGCCGTCCGGCGGCTTTTTTTATGTCAGTTTTCCTGTTAACGGAAAATAACTGTAACTGTTAATTATCTGGAGAAAATTATGGCCGGAGAAAAAATCTCACCGGAATACGCAATGTTACCTGCGGGCACTATCGTTAAATTTGGTGATATCGGTGATACCACGGAAAAAATGAAGCAACTGGTGAACTGTAAAGCACTCGGTGCTACCGGTCTTACCGGTGGTTTTATCGATGTGACCACACTCATTGATACCAATAAACAGTCAATTTCGGATTTACCGGAAGGCCCGGAAAAATCACTCGGCTTTATTGATGATCCGGCAAATGAAAATTTTGCCGCATTCCTGAATGCTGCCGAAAAGCGTGAAACCAAGCAGTTTTATTTCGCATTGCCTAACGGCCGGACAGCAACCATGATCCTGGCGTTATCCGGCTGGGAAATGAATGAAATCAGCGCTCCGGCCGGGGAAGTTATTCAGATCACGGTGAAAGGTAAGCAGAATAATATTGTCTGGGGTACCACCACAGTCTCTTCTGAGGGGAGCAAATAATAATGAGCCTGAAATCAGCGTTATTAAAACCGGATATGCATGTCGAAAAACGCACATTATTCGGTGCTGAAGTCAATCTTATCCGCCTGACCGTCGGCCAGCTCGACCATTATGACCGCGAAGTTCGCGCTGCGACTGAAGACGGTGATTTTGGCCGGGTATCTGTAGCCGGTGCGAATCTGATTTTATCGGCCATTTGTGATGAAAACGGTAAGCCGCTGAAAGCCGCAGATTTACCGACAGCAAAACAGCTGATTGATGCACACAGTAATGCGGCATTTTTAACCGCCATGAAAACATTGCAGCAATATTGCTACGGTACAGTGGAAGACGCCAAAAAAAACTGACGGATTCACCCCGTCTGTACCAGCTGTTTCAGCTGGCTGATCGATGGGGTGAGCCGGATCCGAGAAAACTGGCAGAATTGCCCGCCGATATTATTAATCACTGGCGGGCTTTTTTTATGCTTGAAGAAGATGCGGCGGGTGTTAATCACGGGACAGGTACTGCTCCGGCAGTACCTTCCGATATTGATAGCCAATGCAAGGATGTGATGAGGATCTTAAATGGCTGACATTGAAACTCTGGCGGCTGCATTACACCGCAATGCAGCCTCCTTTAAAGCGGATATGGCGGAGGCGTACAGCAGTGCATCCGCAGACTCGCTGAAGTTCGCACAGTCTGCCGGTGCGGATGCGGCCGGCACCGCAAATAAGCTGGCGCTGATCTCTGATGAGGCAAAACGTACCGGTAATCATCTGGCTCAGGCAGGCTCCGGATTCAGTCAGTTCGCTATCCCGCTGACAACGTTACTGAACAGTCTGAATACCGGCGGGTCATTGACGTTTTCTGCACTTATCCCGGCGCTGGGACAAGCTCTGACTGAAACCGGTAAATTAAGTGCTGAGATTGATAATAAGCGCGCTAAGGATATTGCGGCGGCGGAAAGTGCTCTCCGGATGGCTCAGGCGCAGGTCCGTCAGGCGGAAAGTGCAAAACAGGCGGCTCAGTCACAGATCCGGCTGGCCGGTAATATGCGGGATGAGGCCGTTGCCCGCCGTGAACAGGCGATGGCACTGGATGCGTATTATGCGAAAAAAGCGGCACTCAGTAAGCAGAACGGCACCGATGTTTCTTATACAAAAGAACACGCAAGAAATGCAGCTGTTATCAGGAATGCCAATATTGCGGAGACAAATGCGAAGTTACAAATCGCAACTGCGTCCCGAAGTCTGGCAGATGCTGAACGCAGTGAAAGCGCAGGGAAACAAAATCTGGCGGCGGCAACCACCCGGCTGACTGATGAAAATAAGAAACTGAATGTTTCACAACGGCTGACCGCACAGGCGGGAGGGCTCCTTAAAAATACCTGGTCTATGCTTGGCGGCCTGCCGGGAGTGGGGCTGATGCTGGCGGCTGACGGCATCTCTTATCTGTATTCGCAGTATAAACTGGCGGAGGAAAGGCAAAACGCGTTCACACAGGCGATACAGCAGGGGGGCGCGGGGATCAGTAACTCCGTTTATCAGCTCAATGCTCTGACAAATCACCTCGGCGGAACGGCTGAGGCGTATAAAACAGTGGCAACCGCAGCGGGAGCGGGTTTTTCCGGCACAATGTTGCGGGATATCTCTGAGTTTGGTGTGCAGCTGGAGAAATCCGGTGGCAGTGCGGATTATATGATCTCAAAACTGGCATCCATTAATGAACAGCCGTTACAGAGTCTGCGGCAGCTTATTAATGAAGGGTTAGCATTTGATGAGAACACGATAAACCGGATTGCCCTGCTGGAGCGTCAGGGAGATGCGGAAGGTGCAAAGGAACTGGCCCGCCAGAGTGCGCTGGATGCCACTAAAAAACTGCATGAAGAACAGATCAGAATTAATTCTGTTCACGAGAAAGGCGTTAAAGAGATTGAGGATCGCTATGCATCTCTGAATCAGAATGCGAGGGATTTTTCAGTCAGCACCGGTATTGCCAGAATTCAGGCATCCAATATGGAAAAACTGATGTGGCAAATCGGCAGCACAATACAAAATACAACACTGGAAAAGCAGCAAAAAGAGCAGATAAAAGATACCCGTGAACAGTTGGATGTTGAGCTGAAATTAAACTCAGCACATCAGGCCGGCAGGGACAGAAACGCGGAAAAACAGCAACTGCAGAATGTTGCCCGTGAACAGCAGAAATCGGGGCAGATGGATGCCGCGCAGTTTGAACAGACGATGAAGGGGCTTGATATCCTTTACGGTTCATCTGAGCAAAAGACATCCGGGAGCCGTGGCAGTGTTATACCGGAGGGACAGCGTCGGACACAGCAACTGATGGAGCAGACGGCCGTACTCAGGGCACAACTGGCCGAAAACGAAAAACTGACGGAATCAGAAAATAAACTAATCGCCTTTGACCGCGAGTTACTGGATTTATCCGGTAAGAAAAATGATGCCGGTAAACGCAGTGTTCAGGAGAATGCGGCGGCAATCCGCTCAGTGCTGGAAAAGAATGCAGCGCTTGAGCGGGAAATCGCGCTTAAGAAATTAAGTAGGCAATATGATGAGCAAAATCGTGATCTGAAATCCCGGACGGCGACTATGCAGCAGGAGGCGGATAATCAGAGATTACAGGGCACAATGTCGCCGATCGATTTTGAACTGATGCAGAAAGAGCAGCAGATAGCGGCGGATTTCCGCCAGCGCCGCTATGAACTGGATAAAAATGTCACGGATAAGACATCGGATCTGTATATTGCGCAAACAACGCTATTCAATGAAGAGCAGGAAAAGCAACTCAGTATTGTGCGGCAAACAGCCGGTGAAAAAAACCTTAAGGAAGAGAGCTGGCAGGAAGGTTTAAAGCAGGGATGGAAAGATTTTACCGCAGACAGCAGCAGTGCATTTGAAATGATGCGCGGTGTATCCGCCAGAGCATTAGGCAGTACCTCTGCATTATTTACTGATTTCCTGCTGACCGGGCGCGCCGGTTTTGCCGATTTTACCCGTTCGATTTTGACCGATATTGCGAAAATGATTATTCAGATGATGATTTTCAACAGTATCAAAAGCGCACTTAGTGGAACGTGGCTTGGGGACATGATGGGGATTCTGCCGAACGCGACAGGGGGCGTTTACAGCTCAGCGGAGCTGGGGGCATACAGTAACAGTGTTGTCAGTTCACCGGTATTTTTTCCGGTCAGTAACAGCGGTACACCCACCGTCGGGCTGATGGGGGAAGCCGGCGATGAAGCTATCATGCCGCTGAAACGCGGACCTGACGGTAACCTGGGAGTAAGAGCTTTCGGCGGCCGGGCTGCGGCTCCGGGTATAGCCGGTGCGGCGGCGCCCGTGGTGTATATCACCGTGTCGTCAGAGGGGAGCCCGCAGACACAGACGACCGGCGGATATGAGCAGTTCGGCAGAGAAGTCGGGCAGTTTGTTGATCAGCGTTATCGCTCACTGGTGGCATCGGACTTACGTCCCGGCGGAGCAATCTGGAATGTGGCGAAGGGGGGAAGATGATCGAAACATTCACATGGAGCCCGCGGCTCAGCCCGCAGGGCGAAATATCTTTCAGAACCAGAAAAGCAAAATTCGGGGATGGTTATGAACAGGTTTGCGGTGATGGTATTAACATCCGCAGCCAGAAATGGTCGCTTAACTTCACCGGGACGGAAAGTTATATCCGGCCAATCCGCGATTTTATTGACCGGCACGGCGGAATCCGTGCCTTTCAGTGGAAGCCGCCGCTGGAAGATACCGGATTGTATCGCTGTGATGATCCGAAGCTCACCCCGCTCGGTGGCGACAATTATTCACTCTCCCTCACTTTTACCCAGGCATTTAAACCATGATCACAAATGATTATCAGAAGCCGGAGCCGGGTAATGCTGTCCGGCTTTTTGAAGTTGATGGCACGGAGTTTGGTGCACCGGATGTTTTGCGGTTCCATGCCTGCAATATTCCGCACACAGAGGCGGAAATTACCGCAGCTGGTGGTGATCCGGAAAAATTACCGGCAAAATCCATCTGGTGGCAGGGCAATGAATACCGTGCCTGGCCGGTACAGATTGACGGAATTGAGTCATCCACCACCGGATCCGGCGCACAGCCGAAACTATCGGTGGCGAACCTCGACGGCTCAATTACAGCATTGTGTCTGTCTTATGACGACATGCTGAAAGCGAAAGTCACGATACACGACACGCTGGCCCACTATCTGGATGCAGAAAATTTTCCGGACGGCAACCTAGCGGCGGATCCGACCCAGGAAAAAGTCACTGCTTTTTATATCGACAGCAAATCTTCAGAAACCAATGAGGTTATTGAATTTGAATTAGCCAGTCCGATGGATTTACAGGGTGTGCAAATCCCTACCCGGCAACTGCACTCTATGTGTTCCTGGTGCATACGCGGCAAATACAAATCCGGTGACGGCTGTGATTATGCCGGGCAGAACGGGTATTTCGATAAGCACGGCAACCGTGTGGATGACCCGGCACAGGATCAGTGCAGCGGCATGCTGAATACCGGCTGCTTTCCCCGTTTTGGCAAAAACAATCCGATCCCGTTTGGCGGCTTTCCGGGAACATCACTTCTGAGGAAATAGGGATGCACAAAAATATACAGGCAGCCATTTTTTCACATGCCGAACGTGAATACCCCCGCGAGTGCTGCGGAGTGATCGCGCAAAAATCCCGCGTGGTAAAATATTTCCCCTGCCACAATATGGCAGCCACGCCGGAGGAGCATTTTGTCTTATCGCCGGAAGATTTCGCCGCTGCAGAGGATTGGGGCACGGTGACCGGTATTGTTCACAGTCATCCGGATGCCACTACCCAGCCGTCAGAACTGGATAAAGCTCAGTGTGATGCCCTCGGTGTGCCGTGGTATATCGTCAGCTGGCCGGAGGGGGATCTGCGGACTGTTCAGCCGCGCGGTGAATTACCATTACTCGGTCGGTCGTTTGTGCTCGGGTTTACCGACTGCTGGGGTCTGGTAATGAGCTGGTTCAGGCAGGAGCGTGGCATTGAACTACCGGATTACCGGGTGGATTATCATTGGTGGGAGCAGGGCGAAAACCGGTACATAGATAATTGGCGGGAGGCGGGATTTATTCAAGTCGATGATCCGCAACCCGGCGATATGATTGTGATGCAGGTGCAAGCACCAGTGGCCAATCATGCTGGTATTCTGCTGAATGATAATATGCTGCTGCATCACTTGTATGGACACCTGAGTCAGCGGGTGCCGTATGGTGGTTACTGGCGCGACCGCACAGTTATGGTGCTGAGATATAAATTACACATGACAACGTGACTTGGTGCTATTACCCTGAATGACAATTGTTTATTAAATATGTATAGGGGTGGGTAGTGAAGAAAATTATAACGCTGCTATTTATTTTTATTGTTACTGGATGCGCAGGAATGGCAGAACTTCGCCAGCGGCCAGCAGATAATAAATTTCAATCAGATAAATCAACTCAAGAAGTAGCCAATTGCATTCTCTATGGATGGCAGGAAAAAAGCCAGACATACGGAAGCGTCTTTATACAGCCTGCAAAAGATGGGTGGTCTGTTTATTCAGCGGGGCAACTTGAATTAGTTGATGTGACCAGTACTGGAGATAAAACAAATATTAGTTTTTATCATCAGGGTGGAATGTTTAAATACAGAATAGATAATAGAATAAATTCTATAACTTCATGCATTTAAATTAATTTAAAAAATATAACCCGCTTCGGCGGGTTTTTTTATGAGGTAAATATGTCACAGGAAATCATGGTAAAAATAGAACTTGGTGGTGTATTAGGCAAAACTTTTGGCAAAACACATCAGCGTTTAATAAGCACTACATCAGAAGCTATTCGGGCGCTATGTTGCACTATCACTGGTTTTGAACAATTTCTGAATACCAGTAAATCGCGCGGACTGACCTTTGCGGTTTTTCGTGGTAAGAAAAACATCGGTGAAGATGATCTCGGGTTTCCGGTAACGAGTGATGTTATCAGGATTATGCCTGTCGTTATCGGCAGCAAACGCGGAGGATTATTTCAGACCATTTTCGGAGCAGTGCTGGTGGCTGCGGCTGTATTTATGTCAGGTGGTATCGGTGCTGCTTTTGCGGCTGGTGGTATGACCGGCTTTATGGCCACAACCGGTGCGGCGATGATGTTGGGCGGCATTATCCAGATGCTGTCCCCGCAGCCAAACGGTATCGCCATGAAAGACCAGGGCGAAAACAAGCCGTCCTATGCGTTCGGTGCGCCGACGAACACTGTTTCTCAGGGCTACCCGGTACCGATCGGTTACGGTAAGCGCCGCATCGGCGGAGCTGTTATTTCAGCCGGTATTTACGTCGAAGATCAGCAGTAATCCTTTCTCAGTTTTTCAGCAGGAATCCCACAATGAGACAAATCACAGGCCGCAAAGGCGGCGGTGGCAGCCCGCGCACGCCCGTCGAACAGCCGGACGATTTACAGTCCGTAGCTAAAGCCAAATTGCTGATCGCCCTCGGTGAAGGGGAATTTGCCGGTGAACTGACCGGGAAGAATATCTTTCTGGATGGTACGCCGCTGCTGAACGCTGACGGGTCGGAAAACTTTCCCGGTGTGGTGTGGGAATACCGCCCGGGCACCCAGGCGCAAACCTATATTCAGGGGATGCCGGCGGCGGAGAATGAAATCACTGTTGGTACCACTGTGCAGAGCGGCACACCGTGGGCACATGCATTCACCAATCCGCAGTTGTCCGCTGTCCGCGTCCGCCTGAAATGGCCGTCCCTGTTCCGCCAGGAGGATAACGGGGATATGGTCGGCAATGAAGTGAAATACGCCATTGATTTGCAGACTGACGGCGGCGGTTGGAAAAGCGTTGTGGACGGCCGTGTTAAGGGGAAAACCACCTCAGGCTATGAGCGCACCCATCGTATTGATCTGCCGCAGTCTGCCACATCCTGGACACTGCGGGTGCGGAAAATCACAGAGGATGCCAACAGCGCCAAAATAGGCGACACCGTGGTGTTACAGAGTTACACCGAGGTGATTGATGCCAAACTGACTTATCCGCACACCGCGCTGCTGTATATCGAGTTTGATTCAAAGCAGTTTAACGGCTCTATCCCGCAGGTCACCTGTGAACCGAAGATGCGGGTTATCCGTGTGCCGTCTAACTATGACCCGGAGCGCCGGACGTATTCCGGTACCTGGGACGGCTCGTTTAAATGGGCATGGACCAATAACCCTGCCTGGATATTTTACGATATTGTGGTTTCCGATCGCTTCGGCCTCGGCGACCGCATCAAAATGCAGAATATCGATAAATGGGAGCTGTACCGCGTTGCGCAGTATTGTGATCAGCCGGTACCGGACGGTAAGGGTGGCAGTGGTACTGAGCCGCGCTATATTTGTGATGTGTATGTGCAGGATCGCAATGAAGCCTATACCGTGCTGCGTGACTTTGCAGCCATCTTCAGGGGAATGACCTACTGGGGCGGAAAACAGATTATCACCCTGGCGGATATGCCGCGGGATATTGATTACAGCTACACCAAAGCCAACGTGCTGGACGGTAAATTCATTTATTCCGGCAGCAGCAGTAAGGCCCGTTATTCCTCCGCGCTGGTATCGTACTCGGATCCGCTGAACGGCTATGCCGATGCGATGGAGCCGGTATTTGAAAATGAACTGGTTTACCGGTTCGGCTTTAATCAGCTGGAAATGACGGCAATCGGCTGCACCCGGCAGTCTGAGGCCAACCGCAAAGGCCGCTGGGGCATTCTGACCAACAACAAAGATCGGGTGGTGACATTCGGTGTGGGACTAGACGGTAATATCCCGCAGCCGGGCTACATCATTGCGGTGGCGGATGAAAACCTGTCCGGGAAAGTCACCGGCGGCCGCGTCAGGGCTGTGAATGGCCGGAGTATCACACTCGACCGCAAACCTGATGCCGCGCCGGGTGACCGGCTGATGCTGAACCTGCCGTCCGGTAAATCACAGGCCCGCACCATCCAGATGGTCACGGATAACGTGATCACCGTTACCACGGAATACAGTGAAACGCCGGAACCGGAATGTGTCTGGGTGACGGAGTCAGACGAGCTGTACGCCCAGCAGTACCGGGTGGTGAGTGTGACTGAGAATGATGACGGCACGTTCACGATATCGGCGGCCATGCATGATCCGGACAAATACGACCGGATAGACACCGGCGCGGTGCTTGATGAGCGCCCGATCAGTGTTATTCCGCCCGGCAACCAGTTCCCGCCGAAAGATATCACCATCAGTTCTTATTCTGTGGTGAATCAGGGGATCAGCGTCGAAACCATGCAGGTTACCTGGTCACCGGCCGAGAATTCCATTGCCTATGAGGCGCAGTGGCGGCGTGATGACGGTAACTGGATCAATGTGCCGCGCAATGCCACTACTTCATTTGACGTACCCGGGGTCTATTCAGGCCGCTATCTGGTGCGGGTCAGGGCGATTAATGCAGCGGAAATCTCCAGTGGCTGGGGGTATTCAGAGGAAACCCGGCTGACCGGCAAGGTGGGTGATCCGCCGATGCCGCTGAACTTCCGGGCGTCCACGCTGGTATTCGGGATCAAACTGAACTGGGAGTTCGGGAAATTCACCGAAGACACCCTGAAAACTGAAATTCAGTACAGTAAAACCAATGACGGGCAGAACCTGTTGCTGCTGGCTGATGTCCCGTACCCGTCCCGCTCTCACGAACTGGCCGGTCTGGCCGCTGGTACCGCGTTTTATTTCCGCGCCCGCCTGGTAGATAAAACCGGCAATCAGTCCCCCTGGACTGAGTTTGTGCGCGGTGTGGCCGAGTTCGATGCATCAACCATTATTGATGAAGTGGCCGCCGGGCTGGGTGACTCACAAATCATCAAAGACCTGCAGTCGCAGGCGGATGATAATTTCGAGGCCATCATCAACAACGCCAACAACGCCTACGGCCAGTGGGGCTACTGGCAGCGTGAAACCGGTTTGATGAAAGCCGAAATTATCGAAGTCCGCAACTACACGGTCACGGAAACGACTGCACTTGCAGAGAAACTGGACGCGGTTAAGGTGACTGCAGACGACAGTTTCGCCATGGCACAGAACTCTATCCGCGCGCAGTGGGATATGGCCGCCGGCGAAGCATCAGTGGTTCACGATATGAAAGTCCGCATTCATTACAACGGTGAGGACTATTCTGCCGGCATGGTTATCGGGGCCGAGCTGAAGGGCGGGGAGGTGAGCACGCTTATCGGCTTTAACGCGCAAAAGTTCGCATTTTATAACCCGTCCAGCAAATCCATGGATCTGTTTATGTACATGGAGGGCGGGCAGATCTTTATGCGCGAGGCATTTATCAACCAGGCCTGGCTTAATGAAGTCGTTGTCACCGACAAAATGCAGTCGGAGAACTATGTGCCGGGTAAAGCCGGATTCCTGATTGATGCGAAGAGCGGGAATGCTGAATTTAACAGTGCGACATTTCGTGGAACTCTTGATGTCCGCAGCGCGGCATCAGGTGGGCGGATGGAAATTAATAACGCCAAGATAGATGTTTTCGATGAAAACAATGTGTTGCGCGTCAGGATCGGGAGGTTATCTTGAGCCGGTTCGGTATATATGTTCAGCCTGAAACAGGGTCAAAACCTTTTTATCTGGATGATGAACAGTGCCAGGTGCTTACAAAACTGGGGCAGTTTAAATTTTATTATCCGTATGCCTCCGCAAACTTAAACCGGGTTGAGCCGCCCGGAATGTGGGAATACATCCGGGATCGTAAAGCATGGCGCGCCGTGGTTCCCGGCATGTCTGACTATAATTGTTTTATCGTCGTGAAAAAGGGAGCGCACGCAGCTAAAACATACGGCATGACCGGGGTTATCCAGTTATGGACGGAGAGATTGTGGTTAGAAGACCCGTATATATACGTCTATGCAGAATGCGGGGACTATTCAGCCTGGGGGAGTGATCCCTACGGAAAGTTTTTTGTGTACGATGTGTATGGTACTCCAAAACCAAAATCAGCCGCGGGCAAGTATGGCATTCAGCTCCGGGGCATGAATGGCGTCACAACGCTGACTGATTTTTCCAAACTGGGCTACTGCGTGTGGGCCGGTACGGTTTACAGCGATGGAAAGAAAGGAAGCGGCGCGACAATTCCCGGATACGATATCAGTAACGAAAGTCGCTATACGCTTTATGTCCGTCCAAAATCTCAGGCCTGTACGATGTTAAGATTCAGCAATTCAATCTGGACTGACGTTCCT